AGCTCTTCCATATGTCCGCCTGCTTTCGTTGTGTTTACTCATTTTGAAACGAGACTCGATCAAGACTCGATCCAGTCTCGATCAAATCTCAATCGCTCTTTTCGTTTTCGTTTTCTTCATCATCATCTTGCTCGCCCGCCTCAACGAGCCTCGCCTTGAGCGTTGCATTCTCCTCTACGAGCGACTCACTGATCGCCGCAGCCTCTTCGAGCAACCCCTTGGCCGCGGTGATCTCGCTGTCTTGTTTTTCGATCTCTGCGGCCGCCTTCTCGATGAGCTCTTGTTTCCTGTTGAGCTCAGCAGCTTGATGTTTATTGACCGCCTCTAAGCTCTCGTTTGTCGAGCTCTCAAGCTCCTCAAAGACCTCGTGCACATCGCTCTTGACCGCCACCGCCGAGCCGTAATACATCGCGTCAACGATCATGGCGGAATCAAACCCCTCGATCCCGGTGATGTACCCGATCAGCGTACCCGCCGGCCGCTGGGTGCCCATGATCAACTGCTCCACTTTCGTGCGAACCGCAAAGGCACCCTTGCCGATCGGGTCGGTCATCTTTGATTCTTTTTTCAGATCAGAGAGCTCCCGCTCGATCTCGTTCTTCACCCCCTCAACCCGCTCGGCCTTCGCCTTGTAGATGTCGGCCCGCTCGCTCATTTTGTCAAGATCACCTGCAAGGCCGGCGTTCTTGGCCTCTAGCCTGCTCAAGTCTTTTTGAATCTTGCCGATCTTGGTGTTGAGCGAGTTGACCTCGCGTTGATTGGTTGAACCCGCGTTTGCGTGTGCTTTGCTTGCCATTGTGGAGATTCCTTTTTTCGTAATAAAGCCAAGTCGGCCGCGGCGATTTTTCACACCGCGGGCCGGTTCTATCTCGTGTTTCAGATTTGTAAACGACCGCTTATGCAGCGACGGTGGTGATCAACTGGCCAAGCTCAGGGAGCACTTGTTTCTCGTCGGTGTCCTGGCGAACGCGAACGATATTCTTGCGAACCTTCTCCTCGTAGTACGATTCAACAAGGCCGTCCATCGTTGACCCATCCTCGCCCCAGTGATAGGTTCGGGTATGCGTCGGCATCGAAACAACACCGCTATGATCGATGTACGCCACGCCCGCGCTCGTGTCGCTCCACACGCTCGCCACGCTCTTGTTCTGCGCCGGATTGGCCGTGTTGTAGGGCATCCCGCCGACAACAATGTGCTCAATATCAAAGACCGCCGAGAGCATATCGATGGTCACATCGCTCGCCTTGGCCGGATTGCCCGCACCCGCCGCCTGGATCGCCTCGATCACCTGATCACATCGGCGAAGATCGCGGAACCGCAACCAGCTCATCCAAAATGTATTAGGAACAATACCGGTGCGAGCGTACACCGCTTGCACCGCAGTCTCGGCATCATCGAGAGGCACCGCCGAAGCGTGATTTGTCCACACGACGCCGGCGGCGTTGGTTTGCCCGCTGTAGTTGCCCGTGTTGTTGAGGATCGCGGCGCATCGACGCTCGCGGCGCAAAAACGCTTTATGACGCTCAAGGGCCGCCACCATCGTCTCGTGATCAAAGTATTTCATATACTTTTTCTTCTTGCGTTCATCAATGACGCCCTCGCCGCCGTTCTCTTTGGTCTCCCAGTCGATCTCGGTGAACTGGAACTCGTTGCGGAGATATCCGCCCTCGCCCGTTCTCGCCCCGCCGGTCTCAGTCAAGAGCTCTTTGGACGGGATCAAGCCCTGCGTGCCCTCTGACTCCTCGACCTCAACGACGGGAAAGAGCATCAGCGCGACGGGTTTGGAAACCATGTTAAACGGGATTTCGAGCATCGCCTCGGCGATGTCGGGCCGTACTCGAAGATCGGTTGTTGGTGCTGGCATAGTGGTGGTCCTTTACGAACCGCACCGGCACACCGATAAACATCGGAGCCCGAGCAACGGTCCTTCTTTCTTTGTGTTTGTGTGTGTTGGTGTTGAGCGTTCAACAAATCAAGTTCGTTGACCGCGTATCGGTGTGTGATTTTCTGTATTCAATTCTCAATCATCTATGCGATCGATCAAAGCGGTCGATCAACAAGGAACATGATCTCGTCGCCTTGAGCCGTGGCCGTCTCAAGTGATCTTCCAACCCGCAACGCCGAGTCAGCGTTGTTATCATCAATCTCGCCGGCGTTGCGTCCGTAGATCACCGCCCCCTTGACAATCGCGGCCGCCGCGATCCCGATATGGGTGCCCGGCTTATTGAAGAGATCAACGCCGATTCGTTGGCCGGCGGCGTACCCGATCTCGCTGGCGGTCCCGATGGCCTCCTCGGTCACATCGGCGATCGTGACCGTGCCCGCCGCGTCGTACTTAACAAGCGAGCCCAGCGGGATCGCCTCGGTGGTTTCAAAGGTGACTGTTCCGGTATCATATTTTTCTCGTGCCATTCTCTATTGCCTTTCGGTATCTGTGTGTTTTGGGTGCTTGCTTTTTTTCAATGCGATCCGCTGATCGTGTGTTTACGCGTTGGCCTCGGCGATCATCTGCTCGCGGAGCTCCGGGTTTTCTTTCATCACCATCGTCCGCGCCGACCGCTGGGTCATGCTCGGATTCTCCTCAACCATCGAAGCCGCCATCGCGTCGATCTTGGCGTCGGCCCCCTTGCGTTTGCCCGCCGCGTTGGCGCTCGTGCTCGACTGAGCCCCGCCGCCGATCGCCGCGCCGGATCCCGCCGCCTCTTGCTCAAGGCCCGCGTCTTGGCGATACTCAGGGCTCTTCATCGCGACAATCGCGTTGCTCAAGAGCTGCCCCTCGCTCATATTTTTCTTGACCGCCGAGATGACGAGCTTGTTGCCCATCGCCTCGGGGAACTTGTGAACCTTGAGGATCGACTCGGCCTTAGCGATCGTCATCTTGGCGACGCCCGATTGCGCCGTGGAGGCGGTTGTCTTATCATCATCATCATCATCATCACCGTTATCTTCGGTGCTCGATGTTTCATCGTCCTCGTTTTCATCCTCGCTCGCGTCCGTGGTCTCATCGTCCTCGGTCGAGGCGGTGGTCTCGTCGTCGGTCGTCTCGGCGGCGGTCTCATCGTCCTCGGTTGAAGCGGTGGTCTCGTCATCGTCAACGGCGGCGAGCTCGGCCATCATTGTCTTTCGGTCGTCAGCGCTCATCGCGTCGATCTGTGCTTTATACTTTGTGCTCATCGGTCGGTCCTCATTTTGCGCGACCGATCGGCCGCTGGTACTTTGTAAAGTTGAGTTTGTGGTTGTGTTTTTTCCTGGCCCATATTGGTCATACTCGCCGGCATCAACCGCCGAGTAAAACTCCGCGGCCATATTGATCTCATCACAAAGACCCCGCTTGACCGCGTCGCTCGCGTGGTGCATCGATCCGCCCATGTCGCTGAGCTCCTCGTCGCTGATCTTTGTTTTTCTGGTCACCGCGTTTCTGAATCCGGCGCTGATATCTCGGATCAACTCCGACTCTTTGGCGATCATCTTCTCGTCAATGGGCACCCCCGGCCGCCCCAATGCTTTGTGGGGCGAATCGGTGATCACCACGGGCTTAAACCCCGCCCGGCTATACGCCTCTGACTCATCAATCATCGCGGCGATTGTTCCGATGGATCCGATCGTTCCCGTCGGCGTCGATACAATCCGGTGCGTGCTCGCCGCGATCCAAACCGCGGCGCTGGCGCACCGATCATGCACGAGCGAGATCACTGGTTTAGAGGCCGCCAACGAATTAACTGCTCCGATGATGTCGCTCATTCCCGAGACCTCCCCGCCAGGGCAGTGCATATCAAACACTACCCGATGGATCTGCTCATCTTCGCGAGCGGCAATCACCGCATTAACGATATTCGAGTTTGACATTCCCCCCAAGATGATCGCCCAGATCGAAGCCGTATAAAAGATCGGCGCATCGAGAGAGATCACCGCGGTCGAACCGAACCGCATAAACGGCGAATGATCCGCTACCGGCTCACCGGCGACACTTGATTGCCCCGGCTGCCGATCCGCCTTATACATCTCCGCCAGCTCAATACCAACAATCTGCGAGATCGTCCGCGGCACAAAGCTCATCGGCTTGCCCGAAACCTTCACGACCGCCATCCTCCGCGAGAACTCGCCGGGATCAATCATCATCGGCTCCGCTTGTGCCTCGACCATTGCTGCGTCAATATTCTCAATGATGTTGGTCTCAGGCATTGGCGTTTTCCTCATCGATCTCATCTTGTGTCTGGTCTTTGTTGACAGTTTCCGATGAGAACTCTGCCTTCGGCCGCGAGTAGGAAATACCCGCTTTGCGGTTTTCTTTTTGCTCGATCTCGTACTTGCGTAAAAACTCTTTGCGATCGCCGCTCCCAATCTGCCGCAGCGCCGTTTCATGGAGCTTGAGACCAGATGAGAGCTCCATCATCAACCCCTCAGCCTCGGCCTTGGGATCAAGCACCGGCATCGACGGCATAATAAACTCGGCCTTAAAGCACTCGCTCAAATCCTTGCGCGGGAGCCGGCCTTCGAGCTGCTCGTTGGCAATGAACCAGCGATACACCGGCATCAAGAACCGGCGGATCAACGCTTGCTGATCGAACTGAATCTTTTTCCACGCCACGGCGATCGCCGAACGCGACGCCGCGTAGTTTTTGAGGAACCGCATAAACACCAGCTCTAAGGGCAACCCCTGCTCGGCGCAGATCGCGGTGAGCTCGGTCCAGAGCATCACATCAAAGCCCGTCGTCGGATGCGTCGGATTGATCGCTGTGATCGACTCGCCGGGCATCAGATCCATCACCGTCCCCGGTCCCCACACGCCTCGCTCTTTGGCCTCGTCAACCGTGTTGTATACCCCGACGTTGACAAGCGCTTGGGCGAGCTCATCCTCGGTCGAGACCCCCTCGGCGTTGTCTCGCGTGATCGCCAGCGCCATAAACGCCTGGAGCACATACGCCTTCCAGGTCGCCTTGGTCGCGGTGTTGATTGTCTCAAAGCGATCAATCGTCGAGGCGAGCCTCGGGGCGGTGCGGTGCTGGCCAACGCCCTGCATCCGCGGATTGTTGATCAGCATGATACCGCCCGCATCGTACCGCTTGGGCGTTGATTTGAGCATCGTGCCCTGATCGTTCCAATCGGCGATGTGATAGGCGATCGGCCGATTGGTCGACTCGCTGATCTCAACGCCCCCGTGCATATATTTGGTGTCCTGGCGGCCCGACGGATTCTTGAGCCGGATCACATCGATCATCTCAAGGCTACACCGCCGCCCCGATTGTGAAACAATCTTGTTGGCCAAGATCCCGCCTGAGTCGTCCCAGCGGTTGACAATGGCCATGCACATCTCGGTGAGCGATTGCTGGCCGGTAATATCGCACCGGCTCTCGCTCCACTGAGCAAACATGCTCTCGGCCTGATCGTTCCAATCGTCGTCGTCTGTTCTCGCCTCGGCGTAGATCCGCGAGCCAACCACATGATCAGTCCGCGCGTTCATCAGCGCCCGAGCAAGGAAATCGTTTCGGCTTAGCTGCGTGCAATCTCGGATTAACTCTTCGAGCGTGCGGCTATCGTGGTGGGCGTTGTTTGACCCAACGGCCCCGCGCGTCCCATGACGGAGCCGATCACGCGACGCGTTGGAGTAACTCTCCCGCATGGACATAGGCGCAAAGCGACCACGATCATCGACATAAAGGGCCTCGCTGTTGGGCCCGACGAGCTTTGATTTTCGCAGTGTCATATGTGTGTTGCTGTTTGCTTCAACCGGTTTGAATAAGTTTCAGTTGAGAGAGCGAATCCTCAAGACGCGTTAAAGTTCGCCCATGTCGCCCGCGAGCCCGAGCCGCGTTTATTCGTCGATGTCAGCTTTTCGAGCTGCGCAACCAACCGGTCGTAATAATCCATCACGCGAGAAGTCGATCGGCTCGACGCCCCCTTAGCCACATCCGCGTCGATCTTCGCCGACACCTCGGTGATATGGAGCCGCAGCCGGGTCTCCCTGGCGGGCAATGACTCGATGCTGATCCAGTCGTTGTATGCGTACGCCATAATCAAATCCGCCCGTTGTGTAACCGATCCTCAAGGCTCCGCTTGGGTGCACTTGATGATGATGATGATGGCCTCGTGGCCTTTTTGATCTGACTCGGTATCCCGAGCCCCTCGCTGGCATAGCCCCTCTTTGGCTCCGCTTGTTTGTCAACCAACGCGTTCTCGTGCTTGTGGATCAGCGTGTTGGCCATCTCTTGCGTCCATTTGAAAATCTCAAACCGGTCCGCCGCGCAGTCGCTGTAGACATGGCAATCACCAAAGTCGTTCTTGCGATGCGTTCCGCGTTTGCGCCACTCTTTGCGGAGCCGCCCGCGTCCGTCCTTGCCCGAGCGGCCCGAGCCGCTCCCAACAAGCACTTTTTCCTCGGCGGCGAGCTCGGCGATCACCGACTCGTGATCTCCCCAGCTCTCAAGGTCGGGGAGCTCAAGGGGCGCGATCGAATCGAGCACGGCCTCAAACTCCTCATCTGTCTGGCAAACCGACCTGAGCGACTCAACCGACTCCTCGGTGAGCCTGGCCATGTTCCGGGCGATCTTGTCTTTGTAGTAATGCCCGTTGACGAGCACCAGCTCAAGCTCGGTCGGGAGAATGTATTTTTGTCCGTTGGGGGCAACGCCCTCGCGCACCGATGATTTGTGATACGGCACCGCATCGTGCTCGCGATCCGAGATCCCCTTGCAGGCAATGAACCGGCTCCTGGGTGCCCGCCGGTGCAACCAGCGGAGCAGCTCATAGACCTCGTGGGTCCAGAATCCGGTATCAACTAAAAAGCTCGGCGTCATCGTCCGCGTCGAGCCCACCACGGGGAATCCGCCAATAGCGAGCAGCCGCTCGCGGACATCGGTAAACTTGAGCGACTCATCACGATCGATGATCTCGCTCCAAATAATCGCGCTTCGTTTGCCCTCGGCCCCGTAGGCTTTGACAAGAATCTTCGAGCAATCGATCTGGTGATCAATCCCACCAAACAACGCGATCGCCCACGGCGGGCAAGTGCCATGCGTGTATCCGCCTTGGGCAACCGGGGTCGCCAACAGTTTGATATCGCTGATCTCCATTCGATCCCCTTTAGTGTTGGGCGAGCGTCCCATGCGATCCCGCCACCAGGTCGGGCTCGGCCGCCCCTCGGCTTTGACAAAGTCGTAGACCAACCCGCGGATCCCCTTGGCGCTCACGAGCGATTGCATCGTGCATATCCGGTATCCGTGGCGGGGGCCGCGGGAACGATCGCCGACAATCCGCACGCCGTAGCGTTGAGACTCGGGCCCGTATTCAGATTGCTCACCGGCTTGCTCATCCGATAGATCAACCCCGGTTGATCGAAACGCATCGCTCCCGATCATCGAGAGCATCTGATATCCATCAACGAGCGTCCGCGAATCCGCGTCGAGCGTCTCGATGATGGTCCCGTCGCTCTCGATCGTTTCATTCTGCGAGATATAGATCCCGTGCTGAACCATCCAGCGATGATCATCGAGATTGATCCGCTCACTGCAACAAGGGCACTTGAGCCAACAGTTGGCCGCGGCCACCTGCGGATCAATATTGAGCCCGCCGATCCATTGGATCAGATCAAACTCCCAGAGCTCAAAGAACCCGCCGCACTTAGAGCACGGCGTGTGATAGGTCCACCGCACATCAGACGACTCAACCATCTCGGTGATACCCGACTCGTCATCCATCGGCGTCGAGATATTCCACATCAACCGATCGTCGAATGTCGTTTGCCGCGAGCGGCCGTTCTCGATCGGGTCCTCCTCGCTGTGATCAAACTTGTCGGTCTCATCGTTGAGCACCTTGCCCACGGGGTCACCGCGGAGCGAGTCCGCCGATTTGGTGTAACCAAACCAGATCAGATTCCCGGCCATCTGAATCCATTTATTCGTCGCCGCTTTGGCCCCGCCCATCTCTAAGAGCTTTCGCGCGGGCTCGCAGTTTTTAATCGCGGGGATCAGCCGGTGCTTGTTGACATGCTGCCCCTTCTCGGCGGTGGGGTAGACATAGAGCATCGACTCGCCCAGCACGACAATGCAGTAGAGCAAGAAGCAAAAGAGCAGCTCGGTCGCCCCGACCTGTGTTGATTTCTGGAACGATATTTCCTCGACCTCGGGGTCGGTTGACCGGCGGAGAATCTCGCGGAGATACGGCCCCTGGGATGTGTCCCAGCGCCCGCCCCTGCTCGCCCCGATCCCCTCGGAGGGGAGCATCCGGTGCTCATCGCACCAGAGATCAACCGGCGGCTTTGACCTCGGGGCCCATACGGTTGCGGTGCCCTCACTGAGAATCTGATCGATATCGGCGTACATAAAAACGGTCTAACTTGGAGCCGGGTTTCTTTCGTTGGTTCACTCTATGGTCTCAGGCGGATTGGCAATCTCGGCCATCACCTTTCGGACCGCGTCGTCGACAACGACCCCTATCCGGCCCTGTAAGTCAGGCGGCTTGGCGAGCATCGCGATCACCGAAGTGATCACCTCCGAGTCAACATCGCACTCTTTCATATGCCGCGCGAGCTGAGCGACCTTCTCGTCGCTGATCCAAGCCATCGCCGAGAGCCTCGGGGCGACCTGCTTGTGAACACTGGTGATCTGCTCAACGATCCGCTGCTGAGCCTGGGCCCACGCAAGCGATATCTTCTTGGCCTCAACGAGCTCGCCTTTTTTCTCGGCGAGCTTGAGATCCGAAAACTGCAACGCCTGCAACTCTTTGAGCCGGTCAATCGCCGACGATGACATCAACCCGTCGCCGAGATTGAAGTACACCAACGCCTTGAGCTCGTCTCGCGTGCAATACAAGACATCGGTGATCAGAATGCCGCCACTTGGCGGCGGGCCGCGGTTGCCGTCGTCGTCGAGTTTGATCCGTT